TTTATATATCATGTTTAATAATTAATAAATGGAGTTTAAAATGTTTACAGAATCAGTTTTATACCAACAAATTTATAACACTAATACTACTATAACAATTCATCAATTTAGTATCGTATTGCGAGAGGGTATTGAAATTTCAAGGTCAATACCCCACACTAAAACATTATGCCCTGGTGATGATTATAGCAATGAAGATGCAGACACACAAAAAATGTGCGATGCATTATGGACACCTGAAGTTATCGCAGCTTATCAACAATCTATTATACAAAGCGAGGTAATATAATGACGTTACATGCGTTCGAAATCCCTTAGCAGCAACCAAGGGGTGGCAACATTAACAATTTCATCAGTGTGTAATACTTAAAAGGAAACAACATGCTTAAAATGGATATAACTAACGAACAAGGACAAACGTTTAAAGACGTGCTGATCTATGTGAATAATACCAATATTGACAAAACTAGAGCATCAATGAAAGGCGATGTCTGGTACATGCTTGCAAAAGGTGAGAAAGAGTTTTACCCACCATTCAACATCGAAGAGTTTGCTAATGTGCCATATGATGCTACTCTGGATGTAAATCCATCAAAGCAATTCTACGCGTACCTAAAAACCCAAGCAAAATTTAGTAGCGCTGTTGAGGCGTAGGGAGCAAAATAATGCAGGAAGATAAAGAAGAGCGCTTGCGACGATTAGAACTAAGTTTTGCTAAAACAGAAATGCAAATTAAATATCTTGCCGACTCTATGGCTACCATGGCTAATGATGTTGGTGAAGCAATGCGAGTGGTAAGAAGCTCGCAAGGTATCACCCGCATCATGAATTTTATTACGCCACTGTTGTTAATGATCGTTATGTCAATTGGCGGCTATGTTGTAACACAATATGACAAAACAAATAATAAAATGTGGACGCAAATTGACTTAAATGTTAAAAATATTGGCGAGTTAGAAAATCGCATAATTAAAATAGAAATGAAAGTAAAACCATGAGAAATCAGTTAATTAAGATCTTAAATGAAAGAGTGCTTAGATTAACAACTATAGTTGCCGTTATTCAATTTGTATGAATTAATTCTATCAACAACCTCAGGTTGGCTTCTTTGGACAAACAAATGATAATCAAAACAAATAGATTTATTCCTGAATCCTCTCAAGCGATAACAATTTACCCGTTTGTCTTGATTAGACCAACTGCGACTGATGATGTATTAGTACATGAGTTAGTTCACATTGAGCAATTCAAACGTGAGCCGATTATATTTTGGATCAAATATTTATGCTCAAAAAACTGGCGGTTAAAGTATGAGTGTGAAGCATACGCGAAACAGGCTAAATGGTTAGAAACTCATAAACAAACACCATTAGCTCTATCTAAAGAAATATTTATTACTTATTTATTGCGGGATTATAATTTAAATTTTAATTATGATAAAATTAATGCAGCACTAACTAAAGCACTGGGAGAACAAAATGAAAAAACTATTTAATAATTTCATAGATTATATTGTATTAATTTTGTTTGTCTTGGCTGTTTCGTTGGTTATAAAAGGATTAAATGATGATAGCGATATTACAGAATAAACTAGCACAGATTGGCATAGCTGTGTTTATAGCACTCTGCATAGGCATTGGCATAGGATATAACAAAGGCGCAAGCTATGAGCGATTAACACAGCAAGCATTGCAAGCTAAGATAACAGCTAAGTATAATGTTGATATTCTAGCTATTACAAATAATTCAATCGCTCAACGAGAGTCTAATAATATCAAATTTGGAGAACTACAACATGAAATTAATCAAGCTAATGCTAATTTACACGTTTGTAAGCTTAACAGCGCTCAGTCTAATATCGTGCGCCGCTCAGCCAACTTGCCAACAGCAACCAGTTCCAGTATTCATGTTGGAACGTATGCCGAATCAATTGCCGATAGTGAAAGCGAGTTAGATAGTGCTGATTTAGCCGCAACATTAATCAAGCACGATGAGCTGTATTTTAAATGTAAAGTCATTTTAGATTCTTGGCAAGATAGATATAACTCTATGAATAATCTTAATTAAGCTCAGTAAAATAGCCCCGAAAGGGGCTTGATTAATTAGATAATGATAAACACTGTTGTAACTTATTTATCTGACTGTTACCATAGGCATTACGTACTAAACTAAAAAACTCATCAAGCGTAAACATGTCATTATCTAAATCAATATGCTTATCTTGAACCCATGACATACAACCCTGCTTACATGAACCAGTCACTACACGATGAATAGATAATAATTCTCTAGCTAAAATTTTATCGGTCATGCTATATTTTAATTTAATCTTGCTAACAATCTCATCAAAACTCAATGAAGATAATATTTTATTTTGTAAATCTTCCATAGCTTCTGCCAACGTTTCACCATGTGCAGATAGTCCATTTTGAATACAAACAAAAGTATTTTGTAATGAATCATAATTTACAATATAGCCATGAAATATATGCAAGTTATCTATTGATTTAACACTATACAATGCAGTTCTAATACCGTCAATATTAGCGATTAAACAAATTTTATTATCTATCTTCCAAATCTCCCCGTATCCGCTTCCGTCTCCATATTCGCTTCCGCTTCCGCTTCCGTATCCGCTTCCATATCCACTTCCATATCCACTTCCACTTTCACCTCCACTTCCATCTCCACTTCCATATCCACTTCCACTTCCATCTCCATATCCATCTCCATCTCCGTATCCATCTCCATCTCCGTATCCATCTCCGTATCCACTTCCGTCTCCGTTAAGAGTTGCTAAAATACTCTTAATTTTTATGATTTTTTCCATGTTTATAGCCCTAACTTTCCATGATTTATATGAAAATTTTCAATCCATTAACACTTTTTCCATACCGGAACAGATTTAATTGAATTAATCGCTTGGTCTGTAGCTTTGATAATTTCTAATACTTTGAAAATCATAACTTCACCAACTACAACTGGAAATTTACAAGAGGATGGTTTGCTCGTTCCGATTTCAGCTAGTTCAGATAAAGAATTAGCCCCATCCCAATACCATAAGCGGCGCGCATCTTTAACTAAAACAGTATCATTATCTTGTTTAATTATCTCACCCATAAATACTCCTGCACCATTAGCGCGAATCACACATACTTTATTGATAAATTGATTGTTCATAATAATTTCCTTAGAAAATAAAAAACCCGCTAAAGCTCCAAGGGTTCAGCATGGAGAATAACGGGCTATTTATAAAGCGAATGAATTTAATACCTGAACCGTACAATATTCATTAACTCAGAACATAAGTATAACATACATAGTATAATAATGCAAATATATTAAAAGGAGCATAATTCATAATGAAACCAATGGAACAAGAAGTAATTAATCAAGCCGCTAAATTTAGGATTAAAAACAAATTAGAACTAGCACATATGCTTGCTAGATTCTCAGTAGAATCGGGTAATTTTGAGCGATTAAGTGAGAGCTTAAATTATTCTGCGGAAGCTTTGTTGAAGATGTGGCCTAAAAGATTTACCCAAGAATTAGCTAATAAAATAGGTCGCACTAAAGACCATCCAGCTGATCAAATTGCAATTGCCAATGTAGTTTATGGTGGGCGGATGGGTAATGAAGATGACGGGACTAATGACAATGATGGGTGGGAATATCGCGGCAGTGGTTTAACTCAATTAACTGGCAAAGGCTCACATTTAAAGTTATTGAATTGGTTGCACTCACAAGGATTTAATCTAAATCTAACGCTTAATACTATTGACGATTGGGTACGTACTCCAAATGGTGCGGTAATATCTGCGATTTGGTTTTGGCTGGATAAATGTTGTGGGATATATGCGAGAAAGGATGATGTGAGGGGGGTTTGCAAAGCAATTAATGGTGGCTATAACGGGCTGAAAGAGCAGGAAGTTGAATTGGCTAAATATAAGGGGATTTTGCAGGTCTAATGCTATGGTATGGGGCATTTAAAATAAGCTTCCCAAAATTTATAATCAATTTCAAATGGTTCAAGTGTTGAATATCCCTCGCATCCATATTCACAAGCTAAATCATATACTATTTGCTGTGCTTCTTTTGTTAGTGTATCTAATTTCATTTTATTTTCCTTATAAATTAATTAATTTTTCCCAAAATGATTGTTTAGTTGATAAATTACTGCCACAAATATAACCCAGTTCAAACATATCCTCAATTGTCACAGGCTTAGCTGCAGCTACATTATACTGAGCTAGATCAACTTCGTTAAACGGGGCATGGGTAGCCCCCTTAGTTCTCGTGTAACAATAATAATCAGCGTTATTATTTGTCTTTATCTGTTAATCCTTTCACAACAACTTTCTTTTTCTCTAGCACAGCTACAAATGCGTTTATTTCGCCTTCTGCTGTCACTAGACCACTTGCATTGAGCTGTGCTATAGTTGCATCAATCATGCCATTATATTCGCTTACGCGGGCAATAATCGCTGGTTCTAATGCATAAAGTAAATCAACATATTCATGCAATACATTAATTACTTCTTGTTCCATAGCAGGGTATCGGTATAGTTCTAACTTATGATAGTCTTTGATTTCAACTTGATTAAGAGTGTCATACACTTTAACCTCGAAAATATCATATACCATTTTATCTAAACCAGAACCAAGTAGATACATTTTCCATTGGTAACTATTGATGTATTTCTCAAAATCTACTTTGGATGTAAACTTTAAATCATGAATAGATGTTGAATTAATCCCATCAACTTTACCAAGTATCTCAATGCCCTCAATCTTTAATCTTAGCCACTGTTCTCGACAATCTGGGTAACTTAATTCAATGTCATGCCCGGGTACTTCAATTAACCAATTATCAACCAGATAACAACCATCTAAAGTAGTAAACTTAGCACGTTCAATCAAAGAGTGACAAGCAGTACCTGCTGACATTTTTTTATTTTCAGGTTGAATCCGTAATATATTATCAATAAACTCTTCTGATGTGTACTCTTCTCGTTTATAGTTAAGACCTGACTGATATTGAATATAACCATCAATTTTACTCGGGCTTAAGAACTTTACAAACTTGTTTGGTATTTTATTCATTATAATATTCCCATTTAAACCCACCTGCAGTTTTAGTTGTTAATTTTAAACAATTTCCTATTGCTGTTCTGGATATACCTGATATTTTTGCAGCATCGGTAATAGACAAAAAAATTTCAGAGGTAGTCGTATTAATGATTTTTTTAGCACATGGAGAATTTCCACCTTTACGCTGGATTAATAAACCAGTCCTAACGGCGTGCTTTTGATTTTCACTAGCAGTACACCATTCAAGATTTGATACATGATTGTTTTGTTTATTTCCATCAATGTGATTAATTTGTGGCTTATTTTCTGGGTTTGGTATATATGTTTGAGCAACTAGTCGGTGAATGAAATACCTTTTAATGTGATTAATACCTTTATGCAAATCTATTTTCTGATATCCATATTTATCAACGTATGGTTTTATCCATCCCCCTTTCCAGTGATTACGAGGTTTACTAAATACTATTCCATCTAAAGAAATAGCGTATAAGCCTTCATAATTTGGTATGTCTTTAACATTATTCATTTTAAATTTTCCAATAAAAAACCCCACTGTGAGCGACCAAGCAAAAGCATAAATTAATATGCACACAATGAGGTTATTTAATTGCTTTTTACTTGGTCAGTACAGTATTATAACATAAAATCTATTTTAAAATATTTAAATCACTCTTCAACATCATTATTCTCATTGATAGCTGGGTCAACAAAACACTTTTGCTCTTTATCGAATAAAATGTTTTTCTCTTTAGCTATTGAAACAAGTTGCTGTTTTAATGGTGGGCTTTTCTTAATCACTTCATTATTCATTAGACTATTAAACATTATTGCGTTCTCTGCCATATTGATTAAATCTAATGTGTTATTAAACTCCTGCTCTGATTTAATCTGCAACTCACTTTTAGCATTCATGATGTCCTTAGACTGTTGAATAAGGTCAGATAAAAACGATTGATTAGCGCTATAATCAGGAATAGATAATACTGGAAAATTTGGCGTATTTTTACCCAAATGGCTTTCAGTCGGGTTAAAATCTAATGTTCTAATGTTGCCAGACATATACATATAACCAAGCAAATCAGCCGATTTTAAAATCTCTTGCTTTGTGCTTCCTGCAATAT